TGCACTCCTTCCGGTGCAGACGATAGTATTCCCTTCTCTGTTCAAGCAGCTTCTCCCTGTTCGCCATGTAGTACTCCTTCTGTTCTGCCCTGTGGTTCTCCCTGTAGGCTCTGAGGTATTCACTCCTGGCCATCTGTTTCTGCTGTCTCTCTGTCATGGATGAACTCCCTTGCAAGTGTCTCAAAGACGAATACGCACATCGGTACCTGCCCATTGCCGATAGCCTTGAGCCTATTGGCCCTGTTGACCTTGTCCTCTGTAAGTCTCGGCAAATATGCAGGATGATCCTTCGGAAGGTCGGCAGGATCGACCGCCCAATATGTGCCATTGAGCATCGCCTCCTTCCATCTGGCAACAGCTTCAGGAGAGAGAGGCTTGAGGTCGGTCCATCCTACCGGCCATCCCATTAGCCATTCCGTCCAGTCGGGTGAAAGCTGACCCTTGTTGGATGGAGTGACATTCTTCGATTCATTGCCCTGTTCGTCATAGGTGACATAATTGGTAAGTTCCGTTCTCCTGTCCCTTCCATCTGCACCTTTCAGAAGGTCGGCAGAAGGGACACCCTTGTGGGCATCATGTGCGAGCGGTGTCGGGAACTGCTCTCTGATCCTTATCTGATTCTCCAGAGTGAGTTCGACAGGGTGTCCACTTGCTTTTGTCGGCCTTTCACCTCTTGCAAACTCCTCGTTGTACCTCTCGTCTCCGTGGCTGCCGGCCTTCGGTGTTCTCCACTTGACCTTGTCTATCAGACCTTCCTTCTGCCCCACTACCAGGGAGAGTGCATGTCCTCCCTGAGAGTATGGCTTGGTTCTCATGCCTGTATCATCTGCTATCGGTGTTGGAAATAGTTCCTTCGATTCCATATACTTCTTCCTTATCTTTTCGTATTCAGGGTCTTCCCTGTATTCGTCCGAATCTTTCTCAATGTATGCCACGTAGGTAGAGAGCGAACGCTCTGAGCCTTTCGCCCCCCCCTACGGATCTGTACACCTGCACGGCACTCATTCGCTGTCGGTGTCGGCCAGTTGAACCCTGCCATGCTTTTCTCTTTCCTTCTGGATGAAATCCATTGCCTCGTCATACCGCCCTGTGTCTACAGGGTCTTTGCCTTCAAGCACATATGGAACAAAGTTCTGTAGATGTTGCTTTAGCCGTGATTCTCCGAAATCGTTGCCAGAGAAGGCACCACTGCCGTTGGAACATCGAGAACTTCCTGCCATAGGTGTTGGATAGTTATCCTTGCCATGCTTTTTCCTTTCCGCCTCAATCCTCTCCATAGCCTTGTCGTAATCACCGGTATCTGTGGGATTTTTTCCCTCAGGAACACAACTGACAAAATCGGGCAGAGTCTGAAGTCTGGATTCAAAATTGCCATCGGATCTTGCAAGAGATTTACTGCCGTGTGTTCCCTTGTAGTCCCTTGATATGGGAGAGGGATAGTTATCCTTGTACTTCACAAAGGTCGCAAGCTGGTCCATCCTGCTCTTGCCGTCCTTTCGGACCAGCGATTCGGATGTAACCGCTCCGAGCCTGTCATGACATGTCGGAGTTGGATACTTCTCTTTCCCCCAATACATCTCGGGATGGTTGACAAGATATGCGAGTCCTACTCCTCGGAAGGTGCGTCCTTCCGGGTCGGTGCAGGATCTTGGATTATCCCCGTACCCCCCCCTGCATCCATGCAGCACGGAGTGGGGATGTGCATTTCCCTTCCCGTACCACTCCTGGGCAATTCCAAGTCCCCAGAAGCGATCTCTTCGATGCCATGCTCCAGTGTCGGCAGCTGATACAATTCCCCACACCAGGTCGTACCGAATCGAGGAAAGGTCTGCAATGACTCTGTCGAATCCCCTAGTAAGGAGAGCTGGAGAGTTCTCCACGAAGATGTAATGGGGTCGAATTTCCCCAATAATTCTCCACATCTCGGACCAGAGGCCGGAACGTTTTCCTTTCTCGACTCCAAGTCCCTTTCCCGCAACACTGATGTCCTGACAGGGGAAGCCTCCACAGATGCAGAGCTGTCCTCTGATGCTTCTGAGGTATTCGATGTAGTCTCTTGTCTCTGGGTTATCCACTGAGAAAGTAGTGACATCGTCCCAGATGGGGAAGGAAGGTAGGATACCATCCTTCTGCCGTGAGAAGAGGACTTCCCTCGGGTATTCTTCGATTTCGACTGCCCCGACCGGGGTGTATCCGAGGAGAAGATCTCCAAGGATTCCGCCACCTGCTCCTGCGAAGAGGTGGAAGGTGTATAGTTCATCATGTACCACATTGGTTCTCCTTAATTGTCTGTGCTGTTCGTGACTCTGATGGTCTCGTTGAGGCCATCGAGATTGGTGACGGAATATTCCTCCTGCTCTGTCGGGGTCACTTCTCTGTCGATCTGGCTCACAGGAACGCCAAGCGTGTACGCCATCTTTATCCTGTGCTTGTTCTTCTGATACCACTCCCTGTTTTTCTTCTTGTACTTCTCCCTGTTGAGTTGGTAGTCCAGTCTCTTGAGGGCCGCCAGTCGCTCCCTGTTGCGTTCCTCGTACTCCCTTCTTTCCTTCTTATGGGTCTCCCTGTAGTGCTTCTGGTACTCCCTTCGCTTTTCCCTGTCCATCAATCCCACCTCTCTATGTTGCTTGTAAAGAATCCTTCCGTCATCATTCGGTGCCTCCCATTTCTGGGTGCAGTTCGCTGGGATCCAGTCCGTCCGCGACCTTCATGAGACCTTCCCATTCGGAAGGATGCCTGTCCTTGTCCACATTCGGATATTCGCCAGTCTCCTTCGGCATGCTGACCACGAAGTCCTCCTTGAGATATCCGACTGCATGGGAACAGAATCGGAGGACTGCGATCTTGAGTTCGTTCCTGAGGATGATGTCCTCCTCAAGCTGGTCTATGAGTTTGCAGAGTTCCGTTGCTTCCACATCGAGTTGGGCCTCTCTTCTTTCGGTCATTTCGCTGACACCTCCATCTTTATTCTCGTTCTCCAGTCCATGCCTCCTGTGGATGGTTCTGGAGAGGAAGGTCTTGAGACCACCTTCCTTGGACATTCCTTCTTCCTTCTGAGGCTTGCGACAGGAATCTCGGTGAGTATCATGTCCAGCTTGTTCCAGCATCTCACCCTGTCTCCTCTCATGCCCCTGTATCTTGAGCAGTCCTCGCATATCACTGTGCTTCCTCCATTGGTCCTTCTTCGTCCAGGATCTCGTCTATCGCCTCCATGAGTCTTGCAAGCTGGACAAGCTGGCCGTACTTGTTCCTGAAGACCTCAAGTTCCCTCTTCGCTCTCTCAAGCAGAAGATCCACCTTCTCCTCATCCACCAGGATGGTATGGAGACTCTCGTAGGATTCTCCCCTCTCAAGCTGGTTGAATATCCTTACCTGGACTTCCTCGCTGCCACCGGAGACCACGGCAGATTCCTTCACCACGATCGAGCGGATCATGATGGTGGCCTGCTGTCTGCGATATATCTCTGCAGCCTTCGCATCGTTCCATTCGAATGCCCTGTGGAGAGGGGACTCCACGGGTCTTGCCTCATCTACAAGGGCCGAAGGAGTGAGATCCCCCTTCTCCTCCAGCCTCTTCATCACGCTTCCTGCGACATCGGCCTTCACCGATGCCCTGTAGCCTTTCTTCCATTCAAAGACCATCTGTTTCCTCCTATAGGTTGCCTTGACTGCCGTGGCTCGCCACACCTCGCTCCAACAAACCACTCCTAACCTCGACCCACCTTGACTGCCGTGACCTAACGGGCCGTGACTTACCTGGACATACCAGTCCGAACCTTGCCTAGACTGCCACACCTTACCGAACCTAACCCCGACCGAACTGGACCGGACTCGCCAAACCTTGACTGCCTCACCCAGACACTCCGCACCATGACTCTCCATACGGCACCTGGCCTAACCTTGACTGCCATACCTTGACTCAATATACCTTGCCATGCAAAACCGGAACACAACTGACCCCGACCTGCCTGGACTGCCCTGTTCTAGTTGCTGGTCTCTACGTGGAATGCTCCGAACTGTCCGTTCCTTTCCATCCTCCATTCACCGACTCCGCAGCACATGCCACCAACGTTGATGTAGTTGACGATCTGCTCCACAGTGAACTTTGAACCCTTGAGGTAGGTTATCTTGAGGTCTGCCCACCAGTTGCGGAATGCTCCTCTGTATCTGAGGTCCGGCTGTCTGGTAATGCCACTGAGTTTGACCATATCCTCTCTCATTTCCGGCATCTCACCTTCTGGAATATGGATCTCGATCAACTGGTCCTGACCACCTTCGATCCAGAACGAGGCATTGAGTTCCGTCTTCTTCCCATCGAGGACACCGAGACGATATGCACCGGAGCAGATTGCCTGTTTGAATGCGGTGACAGGGAATCCCCATGTAGCACCCTTTCTGCAAGCTTCCTCAAAGGCTTCCATCGTCTTCTCCTGTGGCTCGCAGGTGAGCCAGTACATGCTGTCGATGAAGTCTGCGACAGGATCTTTTGGTTCCTGAGACTCTTTCTTTGCCTGTTTGGTATGCTTTTCAAGAAGCTGCTTCTTTGCCTTCTCGCTCCACTTGTGCATGATGAGCGGGGTATCGCCTACGACCCTTACAGTGATTGTTCTCTTCTCATAAGAGACAAGTCCGATTTCCTTTACGTTTTCCTTCTTTGTTGCCATTTTTCCTTCTCCTTAATGGTTGATTGCGTTCATTGTCCTCACATATCCGAACTCGACAGTGCTGACCACCCTCTGCGGATACTTGGCAGTGATGTACATCGCCAATATCACCAGCAGAACCATTGCAATGTTCCTCAACATATCCAGTTCCTCCCTGTTCTGGTCCTTTCTCTCTTCGACATCCTCTTCTCGTAGTCGAGGGTACAGGCTTTCCTTGCCTCGACCTCGGAAGAGAAGACCCCTCTGCCTACAGTGACCGGGAAACCATCGAAGGATATGCGGTATGCATTCCATCTCTCCCGATCCCTTTCGTCCTGTTCGATCTGGTAGTCTCCGACAGAAGTCCTGGCAAAGCCATTCCTCCATCGGAGATCCCCGTTCAACTTCCTTGCTCTCTTTCTGAACACTCCATCCTCCCTTGCCATGGCTTGGCACTGCTTTACCTAAGCTGTGCGATGATGCACTTAACCAATGCGAGGAGTCGCTTCGCTATGCTTCGCCGGTGTAGGGCCGAACAGTGCGATGTGGTGCCTTGCCATTGCATTTCGGCACGTAACCTTGCTCTGCCTTGCCCTTGCTGTGCCGTGCTATGCCCTGCCATGCTTTGCCATTGCTTGACTGCACCAAACCGCGCTTCGCCCTTGCGTTACCTTCGCATTACTATGCCGTACTTTGCCGTTGCTATGCCTAACAACGCTGAACTTTGCCTTCGCAGTACAGGGCGTTGCATTGCCTCTGCTGTACTACACTCCTCCTTGCTATGCCCTGGCTTTACCGCACCCCACAATGCCTTGCCATTGCGATACTGGGCCATGCTTTGCCTTCGCTTCGCTTTACCATGCCGTGCTCTACCTCACCTTGCTCTGCCCCTGCGATACTTAGCATGGCTTCGCCGTTGCATTGCTTCACTCACCCAGACGTTGCCCCCGCTTCAGCCCTCGATCTCCTCCCATGTGAACCTTCCGTAGCCACCATTCCTCCACTGTCCAAGCCCCTTGTAGAAGCCATAGTCGAGACATTCTCTTACACAGGCCTCAAGTTCGGATTCAAGGAAGAGGAAGGTGAAGGTCAGAGTGCTTCCAGCAGGGACCGACTCCGACCTTGCCAGTGCCACACGCTCGCCCTGCATGGTCTGTGCCCTCAGAGGCCTCTCCCTCTCGGTCACCGCCGAGCCTTCCACAAGATTGCCGTCACCGTCCTTGAAGAATATCGTTCTGTCCTCCTCGGCAAGGAAGATGACATTGTCGACCTTCTGCTTGTAGGCCTTTACCTCGGAGCACTTGGAACCCTTGATGCCCTTGACGGTCTTCCACGCCTCCTTCAAGAAGCCCTTGACCATGTAGTCCCAGATGTAAGGGTGACCAGCTTCCTTGTCGAAGAAGGTCATCTTTTTTTCGATGGCATCCTCGGTGTTCTCATCCTCTTCACGAGCCTTCATTTCCTCTACCATTTTCGCCTCGTCTCCCGACTTCGAGACGATGTAGTCCCTAAGAAGTTCGTCATTCCCCGGTTTCGTACCGAGGCACTGCTCGACCAGTGTCAGTCTTACCTTCATCTTCTTCTGTGTGAAATTCATGCTTTCTTCTCCTTCAAAGTTGTGTCACAAGTATCTCTTTTCATATCTGCTACCTTTCCCCACACGTGGCAGTAGTGCCCCAACTGTGGGTGAAAGTCATGCCGGGGACAGCCCCAGCATGTCCGTCTCCTTCCGCATGGCCTGAGCCACTGGTCCAGATCGAGCCTATCGTCCATCGGCATCGCTCCTTGCGAGATGCTCGACACCGAGTACCAGATCCTTCCCGTTCCTTGCGATGTCGTTCAGCTTCCACAGGTGGAGCGTTCCGTTGATCCTGAGTACCAGGTCGTTCTCCTCGACAAGACCCTTCATCTCCTCAAGCCTTTCCTGTGCATCCATCCTCTTCCCTCCTTCCGAGCGACCCGATATGGTCCTCGACCAGCTTCCTTATGTGTTCCGACTGTCCTGCCAGGGACACGATGTCCGTCCTGATGCCGTCTGCCATCGCAAGCACCTCGAGCGATGAGATCAGCCTTCTCATCTCGGCCCTGCCATCGGTCTCCGGGACGAACCTCGACACCATGCCGATGCATATGGCCGACAGCTGCGAGGCATACCTTGCCACCAGCAGATTCCTCTCGTCATCCCATGTCCTGCTCCGGATGTACTGCACATTTGCCCCCAGGAGCGAAAAATCGGCACCGCCAGCACGTTTCTCAGTTCTTTTCGTCATCCTTATCGTCCTTCCGTCTCAAGAGCCTCAGAAGGCCCTTCTTCTTCGGCTGCCGAGTGTGCAGCCTCACATACGCCATGAGGTATATCTGGCAGAGCATCAGACTGAGGATCTGGACTTCAAGCATCAGAAGCCAGCCGTACTCCCTCAGAAGCCAGAGTATGTAGGCCCTGTTCATGTCCACTCCTCCTTCGCCTCGGAGGAGATGAACGAGTAGTAGACCATGCCCCTCCTCGTCTCCTCACACAATGGCATTTCCGTAGGAAATTCCATTTTGTGCTTCGTTCCGACATTCTTCTTGAGGTCGCTCTCCGAGATGAAGTCGGGATAGACTGGTATGCTGCCGTAGATGCTCAGTGGTCTCACTTCGTGCCTCCTTCTGTGCCAGGAGAACCCTTCCTGCCAGTGGCAAGGACTCCTTTGGAGTTCTTGGGTTTCTCCGAATCCTTTCTCATGCCCCCTGTTCCCTCGATGCTCCTTCCGAAGCGTTCCCATGCCATCCTTTCCTTGAGGGCCTCGACTATGGCCTTCGCCTCTTCAACGGAGTGGATTATCCTCACAGGGGTGTCGAACATCCTGCCAAGGAAGACATGCATCGCCCTCTGCACCTTCGATACGGCACCTCCAGGCCTCTTCATCTCCCAATGCTCGTACTTGTTCTCTTTCCCAACTGGAAGTTGGGGAAGTGAAACCAGCAGATCTGGAAAGCCTGGCCTCAGACCTATGGATATCTGCCTTATCATCTCGACCTTGCTCCTTCCCCCAGCTTCATTGGGTACATGCACCGCCCACAGTCCTTCGGACTGGAGGTAGAGGACTACCTCCTGCTGGATTCTGTCCTCCTCCCTGTTGACTGCCATTTCCTCTCTGACCTCCTGTCTCTGTATCTTCCGATTCCATGTTCAGACTCCTCATCTAGGGTCTGAACTCTCATGTGAGTGTCCTCTCCTCTCCCGAAAACCCAGACACCACCCAGCACTCACTCTCCGCAACCCTCATGCACCCCTCTCATTAAAATGAGAGAGGGGGTTGTGAGAGTTGTCGTGAGAGCAGGGGTGGTCAAGTGTCCACGGAAGAGGAACTCTCACAACTCTCACAACTCTCACGAGGGGTGTGAGAGTTTTCAAGTCGGGTATTGCGCTCCTCTTCGGAGAGTGATTCCCATACCTTGGCGAACCCATTGGACACCTCCATATCGAGCACCCTGAAGTAGTACCCCTGTGGCTCTCCGAGCCTCTTCAGAAGCTTCTCCGTCGACAGCATCCTTCCGATTGCCCTCTTCTCGGCGTTGGAGAAGAAGTTGTCGAGATACTTCGTGGTGTTGCCCCTCCTCCTCAGGTCGTCCTTCCAGTCCTTCTGGCGGACGAATACCGAACCCTTCTCCATGTAGCCGCAGATCTGAAGGATGTGTTCCAGTTCCTCGCGGTCCTGGGACTCGAAGTCCCTCTTCTCGTCCTTCCCGTAGCCCTCAAGGTCATCCACGTACCTGACGATGCAGGAGGTTATCTCCTTTCCATAGCTGTCCGTTGCGATGACCTTCTTCTCCAGCTTCATGTACACCGGCTCCTCGAGCATCTCGGCATCCTTCATCTTCTTCTGCTCGATTTCCACAAGGCCGTTGAAGTCTCGGCTCTTCTGGACACATATCTCCATGTCGGCAGCTCCACGCCATGCGGAAGATCCTCTCGCCCTTCCCTGCGCATCCTCGGCGACTCCCGTATGGGTCACCACTATGACGATGCAGCCGTACTTCTCCATCAGGACAAGGCAGTTGTTGATGAAGGATCTGGACTCCTGTGCAGAGTTCTCATCACCCTTCATGTAGCGATTCAGAGTGTCGAGAACCACTACTTTCGGTACAACTCCAGAGGACTCAATTTGCTGTACAACTTCTGACATACCTTGGGGTGTGTCGAAGTCTGTCTGGCCTTCGAAGACCTCCATCCTGCCCTTGGCAGACTTCTTGTCCATGCCCCTGTCGGCAAGCCACAGATTCATTCTCTTCTTCAGTCCTGTCTGCCCTTCTCCTGCAAAGTAGAGACATGGAAGAGCCTTCCTTATGCGGTTGCCGTTCCATTCCTTCTGCCCTGTGGCGATGTGCATCACGAGGTCGAGAACGAAGAAGGTCTTGCCGCTGCCACTGGCACCGTAGACGAGATTGAAGGTGTCGGCCACAAGCCAGTCCTCGACCACCCAGGGGGTCTCGTAGTCTCCATCGAGGAAGTCCACGATATCCACAATCCTCTTCTTCGGAAGGGAGTCTCGGATGAGTCCTGCAAGGTCTCCACCATCGTTGACATAGTCGTTGGCATCCTTGCCGACTTCGGGAATGAGGATGTATCTGCATCCTGTTTCCTTGGCGCACTTCTCTCCAGTTCCCGATTCATCGTTGTCTGCAACGACAACAATCGGAGAGTAGGGAAAGAGCCTTGCCAATCCCTTGGTTGCGGCAGAAAGGTTGTAGGCCGAGAATGCGAAGAAGGTGGGGTAGCCACTTGCCTTCGCAACGGAACATGCAGTCGCCATGCCCTCGCAGAGCATGATGTAGTCCGTACTCTTCACATCCGTGAGGCCTCCGACTGAACAGACACAGGCCTCGGTCTTTCCATCCTGCAGGAAACGCTTGTCTCCTCTTCCGTTGATGCTCTGCCACGAAGCTATCGCCCTTCCGCCTTCGTCCAGATCGAACATCGGAACGTAAAGGAGATTCCCCTTCTGCTTGAGGTACTTGATAGGCTCTATCTTCTTCCTCTTCAGATAAGGATGGTTCGGGTCGGGGTCATTGCCTTCGGCGAAGAAGAATGCCTCGGCCTTTTCCCTTGCAATCCTGTGTCCTTCTGCAATTTCCTTCTCTCTTGCCTTCCTTGCCTGTTCCAGCCTTGTCTGGAGAAGTGGGTCGTTGACTGTCGTGCCTCTCTCGCAGAAGGTCTTGGATGCCTTTCCGTAGAGTCGCCAATCGCCGTACACGGCGAAGAAAGGAGTCTCCTCGGCGTGGATTGCATACCAGCCAGATGTGTCGCCCTTCCTGCCACTGGACGAGAACCTTGTGGTCTTTCCTGTGAATTCCCATGTGGTCGGGGGTATGATGCCCGAAGCCTCCATTGCCTTCGCCAGATCCTCGGTGAACTGGGAGAGCGTGATGGTCTGCTCATGTGCAAGTTCCTCACCCTTTACGGATGAAAAGGAAAGTGCTTCTTTAAGTTTCGCCATAGCTGCTCCTTGTCACCTTGGTGAATCCACCTTCCACCATGTACTCGATGGACTGTGGACTTCTTGTCCTGTTCAACTGGCCAGCAAGTCTTGCCAGATCGTCCGTGTAATCTATGCCGAGGATACGGAGCAGAGGCTCTAGCCTCTCCATGCTCTTTCTCCTTGCATACTCCTTGCAGTTCTTGAGGAAGAAACTTTCCTTGACTGAGCTCTGGAGAAGATCCTTCGGAAAGTAGAATACCGAGAGCATCCCTGTTCCCTTCTTCGAAATCTCTGCCTGCCATCTCCATGACCTCACTGCAAGGCTTCGCCTCTTGATGCCCTCGCCCTGTATGTCCGAATCGTCCTCAAGGTACTGGCGTTTCTCCTTCACCTCGTAGACATATCCGCACTGGGGGCAGACCATCGTCTGTATCGGCAGATACTCCTGGCACTGGGGGCAGACCTTCATGGGTGCGACCCCTGTCGAATCGCCCTTCTTTCTTGCCTTCGGTGGCCTTATGGCAGTAATCGGGCCGTGCTGGGCGATGTTCAGTGCAAAGTCCAGCACAAGGCAGTTGCCTCCGTCCGATTTCGGCCTCAGACCCCTTCCGACCATCTGATAGAAGAGTCCGGGAGACATTGTCGGCCTCAGAAGGACGATGCAGTCGATGTCGGGAAAGTCGAATCCTGTCGTAAGGATTCCGACATTCGTCACGGCCTGTATCCTTCCTTCCTTGAAGTCCGAGAGGATGGATTCCCTCTCTTCCTTCGTGTTCAGCGATGAGATGGTCGAGACCTTCACTCCTCTGTTGCCAAGGGTCTTGGCTATCGCATTGGAATGCTCGATGGTGGTGCAGAAGATGAGCCAGTGCCTTCTTCCTGCAGCCCTCTCGACTATCTCGTCACAGACTGCCTCGTTCGTCTCGTAGACATTGAGCCTCTGTTCAAGTTCCTCGGTCTTGTACTCGCCCTGTCTGATTCCGATGCCGTCCAGATCGTAGACCTTCTTCGGTCTCTTGGAAGTCAGCATGGCAAGGTGTCCAAGGCTCTGAAGCTGGGCAACATCCACAGGTTCGATGAGGTCGGCAAAGATGCCGTCCGTCACCATCCCCTGTCCGAGCCTGTAGGGAGTGGCAGTCATGCCGATGACCCTCATCCTCGGCTGAAGAACCTTCAGCCTGTCGAGAACCTTTCGGTACGAGCCTGTTTCCCTGTTGTTGATGAGGTGGGCCTCATCGACAATCACACAGTCGAAGGTCGGCAGATTCCTAACTCGCACAAGAGACTGGATGCTTGCGGCAGTGATCTGGCATCCAAGTTCCTTCCTGCCGATGGATGCCGAATAGATTCCTATCGGTGCATCTGGCCACTGGGTTCTTATCTTCGCCACATCCTGCTCGATGAGTTCCTTCTGATGTGTGAGTACGAGGAATCGGGAAGTAGGCCACTTGAGGAGGCTTCTCCTGCAGTACTCTGCAATCAAGAGAGACTTGCCCCCTCCTGTGGGTATGACCATGCACGGATATTCATCGTGATTCCTGTGTTCCCTGAACCAGTTGTCCAGCATCGAAAGAGCCAACTCCTGGTAAGGTCTAGGTCGCATCGCCATACTTCACTGTTCCCTCGAAGGCCTCAAGGAGACGCATCTCTCCGTCCTTCTTCCCTTCGGCTATGTCCTTCGATAGCCACGAATCGAGTCCGTTCCAGAACGTGCCGCCATTCGGCAGTTCGAAAAGGAAGTTCCTCAAGTTGGATTCCTGTCTGTGCCACTTCCATGAAGGCTGGAGATCTGGAAGGAAGATGTGGCAGTCCAGTGCCTTTCTCTGTCTTTCGACAGGGATTGTCCTGTTGGCCTTCTCGCAGAACCATGTGCCGTCTGGCTTCGCAGTCGAGTAGGTACATGTCCTGCAATTGACCTCTCTTGTCATCTCCTGTTCGTGGCAGAACCAGTAGAACTGGCACATCTTGCAACGGAAGTCTGTCGCATCGTCCGAGAGCCTCGGAGGAATGGAGTCCTGTGTTCCGATGAAATTCGCCCTCTGCAGCTGCTTCGTAGCAAATTCCTCGTCATATGGGATGACTTCGGTGTATATCCTGTCATCGTCCTTGCATGTCACTGTGTAGAACGAGTACTGGATGTCGATTCCGAGTTTCTCCCTTGCCTTCTTCATGTAGCCCTGCTGCTGGGTGTAATGCTCTGGATGGGTCAGCTTGCATCCCTTCTTGGAGACCTCTTCGAACGCCTTTCTATTTGCAGACTTGTTTTCCCAGATCATCGCAGAGTAGGGATGTTCCTTGACTCCACCCTTTATCAGACCATCGATGTGACCCTTGCAGATTCCATCGACCACCTCTATCTGTCCCTCGTCTCCGAGTGCAGGATTGGAGGTGTGCGACAGTTCAACTCCGACCGCATCGAGGTAGGTACTCATGATGATTTCCTCAAGGTCGCCCCTCTTGAAAATCCTCACGACACGCCCATCCTCGACAGGTCTGTTCATCCATCGGTACATAAGCCACAGATATCTGTCGCATGGGTTGCCGATGAACGACATGCCCATGTACGGCCTTCGGGGTTCTTGCGCCTCCCTTCGGGCCATGTACTCGTCTATGGCCTCGGCTGTCTTACCAAGGGACATCGTCATCGCTGGCAGTGAATGTCTCCTCTGCCTGCGGAGTCTGCTTTACAGGGGTGGTAGGAGTTGCCATTGCAGTGCCAGGTGACCAGGGGGCGAAACTGGCATTCGGGAAATCGGGATTGTTCGACTCCGAGATGGTCATCTCACAGGTCTTGTTGAGGTACTGGTCGGTATCGGTGAGAACGAAATCGTTGCCGTATCCAAGAGCGAGACCGAGAAGTTTGGTCTGTCTCCTGCCCCTTGCCTCTCTCTGCTTCTTCTTTTCGGCAGTAGGTGCAGAGACACACTCATGGCAGTAGCATACAGTGTGCTTTCTGTTGGCCTCAGTGCCGTAGAGGACTCTGAGGGTAAAGGTGAGATAGGTATCGCCCTTCTGACTTGTTGCGATGCCTGTCTGTTCGATCTGGCACTGGTATGTGCCAAGTGGAAGATTGTTGCTGGTGCTTATGTTCTTGAATGAATAAGCAGAGCCTGGAATCTGTGCCATATTACTTCTCCTTGTCTATCAGCTTGATTTCCTTGTCGGGGGAATCGTATTTGGTCGAAATGAATGCTTCGAAGGGTCTTCTTGCCTCCTCGGTCAGCATGTAGAAGGTCTCTTCCTTCACCTTCAGCTTGAAGTCGAACAGAGTCCTCAGTTCAGAGATGGATATCCTCTGCTCCTTGGCATATTCGAAGAGGGCATCGACATCGACCTCGGTATGGGTCTTCTGTCTGAAGGTCAGTTCGAAGTTGCCGTCTGCATAGCGGACAGTGCCAGGGGTGTTGTCCTTTGTGTAGTTGAGGAAGTTGCAGCAGTAGTTGAGGGCCTCGTTCTCTCTTGCCACGGCATCCTTCTTGTCTGCCTTGGCCTTGTAGTATTCCTTGAGATTTCTTGAGAAGTCCTCGTCCTGTACGAGAATCGGAACAATCTTATTCGCCATCGAAAGCCTCCTCTTCTGCATCGGAAGTCTCGATGAACGAAGGTGCTTCGGCAGTGCCGATTCTTATCGGCTGCTGGTTCTCGGTCGTGTTGCCCTTCATCTTGTCGAGGATGTATCCCAGATCGGGTCTCTCGATGTTGGCAAGAGTTCCGCTCCTGTCCTTGGCAATGTATTCGCCATCGGGTTGACAGAGCAGTTGGCGTTCGTTGGTGTTGTCCGAATACTTCACCATGCGAAGTGCGAGGACTGCATCGAAGAAGTATGGGATGTCCTGCGATGCCTTTGCTCCAGGAACTGCTGGTGCAAATTCGGTAACGTTGAACTGGTCTGCGACCCTACCCTGTTTGAAGATGCAGACGATGTCCTTGCTGAGACCTCTGAGTTTTCTGAAGATGTCCTTCATGTCCTCGCCGACCTCAAGGTAGACCTTTCTCTGATCTGGATACTTGAGAGCCTTGGTCTTCGGGTCGATTTCGGTACTCTTCTCTCTGAAGTCCATCTCAAGGAAGTCCGAAATTGAATCGAAGCAGATGATCTGGAATGGGCAGTCCTCCCTTGCGATGAGTTTCAGCGCATTCATCAAATCTGCCCAAGAATCGATTTCCATGAACGCAATCTTCTTGCTCTTCAGTGTCAGAGTGCCGTGTTCCGAGGAGAGGACGAGAACCTTCGAAAGGTCTTTCGCCGTTCCACAGAAATAGGTCTTTCCGACACCACTGTTGCCGTAGATGGCAATCATCGTGTTCATGAATTCGATATCGTTTGTGTACTTGATTTTCAAAGCCATTCTTGGCGTACTCCTTATTCTGAAAATATTTTTTCCAGAAGACGATAATCCTATAGGCGAAGGGGTGAACCCTCGTCTCCGAAACCCTTGCATGGGGGTCTCCTTTTCCTGCCCCCAGAAGGGAGATTAAATGGTCTGCCAGTGAGAGATAGCACTCATCCTTGATTGTGTGTGTAGAGCAGCCACCTTTCGGATTCTTCTGGCGTGGCCAAACCCATCAATGAGGGATATCGGAATAACCTTGTTCCTGATAGCACAAGAGGGAGTTGCACCCTCTAGCGTTTCTCTCTTTCCGAGAGCCACGCCTCGAAGCTTGCTTCGTTGTACTTCTTGCGTTTACCTATCTTTGTGATTGGGGGTTTCCTGCTATCGGGCATCCTGTAGAAAGTGGCCCTGTCGATTCCCATTCTCCTGGCAACCTCAGTTCCCGATAGCAAACGTGTAGGCATTCTTCTTTTCCTCTCCTTGTTATACGAAATTGTCTGAACACCAGACAACTTACAGTAATTATAATGGAATGCAGTTATACTTCTTGTCAACTACAATTTCAAAAAATTTCCTGCAAATTGTCATAAAATATCATACGCCGTCATATCTCGTCATAAATTTCTTGATTTTCTCGGAGTTAGGTACTAAAACATATGTATGAGAAAAGGAACACAATTCTGGTCTAACGTAGGCCAAAGGCTTGCGTCTGAAGGTCTCCAGTACAAAGACCTCGCTTCGGGCATCGGTGCAACACGCTCCCTTGTGAGTCGATGGAAGAATACCGAGCAACTTCCCAATACCATATATATAGGTAGAATAGCATCGTATCTTGAATGCCCTATCGACATCCTCCTCGGAAACGAGGGGGCAATGCCCAACGGCACTCTCCAGATCCCTCTCGTCAGTCAGAAACTGTCCTGTGGGAACGGAGAGCCGTGGGATGCCGATGTATCGTCCTCCAACATCTCCATAATGGAACGCCTTGCCTCCGGTCAGCCGCAGAATACCCTCGTTGCTGCAATCGTCAAGGGCGATTCCATGACAGGGGCATCTCTCTACGATGGCGACATGGTGGTGTTCTCTCGTGGCCTCATCAGTGGCAACGGAATCTATGCAATCGCCATAGACGGAGATGTCTACGTCAAACGCCTTGCGTGGAATCCCATATCGAAGGTAATCACCATCATCAGCGAGAATCCGGCATACGAACCCATGACTGTGAGCATGGAGGACGAGAGACTTGCCATCCTCGGCAAGGTGACCGGCTGGCTCCATACGAACAGGTGACCCCTTTTCGAAGAACAGAAAGCCATGTTTCAGCGAACAGATAGCTAACGGAAAACGAACAGAAACTTGTCATATGAGGTCATATGAGGTCATATCCCGTCATATGCAAGTACTAGCAGGAGAACAAATTAACGCCCACATTCGCACAGATTGCCTCTTTTCAGGTGCTAGTATCGAGAGGTGTGCAAGTTCGAGTCTTGTCCTGGGCAATTTGAGATAGGGTAAGGAAATGCCCATCTCACCCTTGATTGTGTGAAATGTAGGGCGAACAGAAACCTAACAAAAAGGAGTTCGCCTATGTACAAACCGAAGAACTACTACACCCTCTTCAAGAAGGAGGGGATATGGTCATATGCCTGCTACACGCAGGATGGAAAGCGTGTCCAGCGTTCTACCGGAAGGAAGAAGAGAGCCGAGGCGATCGAGGTCATCAATGAACGCATAGCTACCGACAGGCTGGTGTATCCCATCGGCTTTTCATCCCACTCTTCACGCCCTGTCGCCCCTCAGTTGAATCCCACCTTCCGTGAGTATGCCGAGCCATTCTTCGACTACGACAGATGCCCTCTTGTGCAGGATGCACTGGCAAGAGGAGCATCCCCTTCTCGCACCTTTGCGAACAACTGCCGAGGCTCTTTCCTCAAGCATGTCCTGCCAGCTTTCGGAAATACGCTCCTCAAGGAAATGAACCGAGGCCAGATCAACTCGTGGTTTCTCTCCCTTCCTTCACAGGGAGGCATCTCTGCCGTCCATGCCAACAAGGTCTTCCGACTCCTTGTCAAGGTCCTCGACAGGGCAGTCTTCGATGGCCTTCTTGCCGAGAACCCATGCAAGGGGTTGAAGCCTCTCCATGAAGAGAAGTCCGACAGGGATGCCTTCACCACTGAGGAAGTCAGAATCATCCTCGCATCGGAACACTTCCGCTATCCTATGGCAAGGCTCGGATGCTACATCGCAGCATCCACTGGCATGAGGAACTCGGAAATCCGAGCCTTGAAGGAGAAGCAGATATTCCCAGATCACATTCTTGTCGATGCATCCGAGTCGCAACTCGATGGAAGGAAAGCACCGAAGAATGGAGAGTCAAGAGAAGTTCCCATCACTCCTGCACTCTACGAGGCGATACGCCCCTACCTTCATGGAGATCCAGAGCAGTATCTCTTCACGTTCAATGGCATCATCCCTGTCCAAAGGGCGTTCTTCAACAACTGCCTGCAGGAAGTTCTGAAGGCCGAAGGCATAGAAAGGAAGGGCCTTGTCTTTCACTCCTTCAGATGCTACATCGACACCCAGCTTATCTCGGAGGGTGCAAATCCAGAGACTGTTCGTCTGATGCTCGGACACAAGAGCGAGGAAATGACAAAAAAATACCTCCACCCGAAGGCAGAGGATAGACTTGCATTGGTCGGTGACCAGCTTGAGAAGATAGACGGACTCTACCAGGGCGATACTCTGAAGCCGAACGTGCCGACAAACCTGTCGGTGTAGATGACCTCTCCGATTGCATCGATCTGGTCGGTGACCTTGAAGTCCACAAGACCGAAGCCTCCGATGTTCTGCTCCACATCTATGGCGACACCACCTCCGAAGGAGAGGCGTTCCTTGACTGTCGGATTCTTCGGGGGTATGCCCTTCAGCAGGGAAATCTCCTGCTTCAGCCTGTCGTTCTCTTTGTATGCCTCTTCCAGCTTGTCGTTAGAGCCTGTAATCGTCATGGCATATTCGGTCTGCCCTCCTTCGAAAAGCTGGAGTCTGACCTGTGCCTCGATAAGCTGGCGATATTCCTCCTGCGAGATTGTTACCATCTGGCTCTGTCTCTGCTCTACAGGTGGAATGTACTCTCCAGTGCCTCCTGCGTGTGCATCATTCGGGGCAAGCAGTTCCACCATTATCAGAGCGGCAATGTATGCGACCTTTCGTGCCTGCATCTTTCATTTCTCCTTTTGTACAGAAATGGGGAGTCGGTAGGAACTCCCCAAAGGTGTATGTATACTATCCTTGCCCACCCAAGGCAAAAGGAGAGACTCCTTAGAAGGCCTTGATGAGGAGAACCTTGCCTGTGAGGTCTTCCTTCTTCGGGTTGCCAAGGCTGAGTGCATCCTCATAGCCTACGCCGCCGAGAAGAGTCCATGAACCCTTCTGGATGCCTACATACCCCTCGACTCCGAGAAGTGGCTCGTCAGCGTAGAAGTGGGTGAATGTACCGAGGCCAGCTGCGAACCTCATGCCCTCGTCCTTGCCCTCGACTGCATCGAGTTCAGAATCCCTGTTCTCAAGTTCAGCATCGTAGAGGTCATTGATGGTTGCCAGATCCTCTGCACCCTGTGCCTGCTCGGTCTTCTTGCCCCAGAAAAGGAATCCCTTAGACTCCTGCTCTTCTTTTGGCTGAGTTGCTGAGTTTTCGGAGACACTCTCTGGTTCGTCTGCGACTGTCTCTGTTGCTGACTGGATGGTAGCCTCGGTTGGCTGAGTCTTCTTTGCAGAACCGAACTGCGGCAGTGCGAAGAGCGATGCACAACAGAGAGATACAATTAAGAATAAAACGAATTTTCTTGCACACATTACTTCTTCTCCTTTGTCTGCTTTTCAGACTTCTTGGCTTCGGCTTCTGCCTTTGCCTTCTCCTTCAGAGCAACAATCTGCTTTACATACTTGTTGATGATTGCTTCTGTGGATGCAACGGTTGCAGGACTGATTTCCTTGTGTTCCTTCATCTCACTGAGACTGAGGCCCATGCCTTCAACGAACGGATTGTCAAAGTCAAGACCACCTTCCACATCGTCATTGACGAAGTGGAAACGCAGAATTTCGCTACATCTTTCCTTGATGGCATCCTCATCTGCCTTAAGAAACTTCTTGAAGGCTCTCCTCCACACCTCCGTCTCGTATTCGTTTGGGTTCAGGGTGTAGATGTTGTACTTCTTGACATCCCAGACGATGGTCACTGCGATGAAAAGACCCATGATGAACATACCGCCAAAGAATTCTGGCCATGTCTCGGAGTTCTTTGCATATGCGAGTCCGAAGACTGCAAGCAGAGAGAAGCCGAAACCTACCCAGTATTCCCAGTGAGAAAGAAGACTGCGATAGCGGTTGAACTTGAATGCGACATCGTCAATGAGAAGGACAATGGCCACGAGGACTGCCATGTCCAATGCTCCATAGCACAATCCCCACAGACCAACGCCAGATATGATGTTCATTACTGTGGAAATCAGAATGGAGATGACGAAAACTTCGATGGTTTCTAGAATTGTTTTCTTCATTTCTTTCCTCCACTTTCAAGGTACAGGAAACAGGGAAAATCGGTTTGTCAACTTTTTATCAACTTTTTATCAATATTTTATCGCACATAAAAAATCCCCCTTGCATATGAGACGCTGCAAGGAGGAAAACGCTCTAGAGGATACCATATGAATAGCTTCCTTCTATACTCTATCATTCCGAGGACGGAATTTCAATATATTTCGGCTACAAATCGAGTTCTTCAAGCATGGCATTGACTTCTGCCGATATCCTCGCAATGGATGCATAGGAGTAGGATACGCTCATGTTCTGGCTTATCTGCTGGAGAGACATGTGGCGGATGAACCTCAGATTGAAGAATTCCCTCTTCACATCTCCCAGGTTGAGGAGGTCTCTTACGGCTTCAACATCACCAACTCTGCTGAAACCCAATACCTCCTTTGCCGTCACAATCTTCTCCTTTACCTTTTAACTTTAAGATGATTTTTCCTTGTTAACAATGCAACAAATCCCCGACCAATCCCACTAGCCGAGACCTCTTGAGAGCATCCTCCTGCCCTTCTTCGTTATTCTGGAAAGGTTGCTCCTGCCCTCCACTGCCCTCTGCTGCTCCAGAGCAATCGCATCCCATTCGTCTCCTGTAAAGTTGCCGAATCCCATGTGGTAGTACATGGCAAGGTTGTAGACTGTGCAGTCCAGAATCTCGTTCCTGTTCCTCGTCTTCACCCATTGCCACTTCCTTCCGACCTGTTGCCAACTTTCAGCGAACAGCTGCATATAGTATTCGTCCGAGTAGTCATTGGGGAATTCCATGTAGTACGGCGATGATTCCGTGTTCTGCTTCATGCTCTCGTCAAGATGGTCGAACATGTGATGCTTCAGAGAGGAGACAGGCACTTCCCACCACGCCTGTCCTGTCAGCTTGCCTATTCTTCTCAGAGAGGTGAAGCCTGTAAGGGAATCTCGGCCCTTTATCGGGAAAGACCTCTCCTTGTCCTGCCCTGTCAGCGTATTCCAGAAGGCGAACTCGCAGTCCTGCTTGTAGGAGGAGTCTATCGCATTGGCGACAGTCTTCATCTTCAGTCCGTCCTCCCTCTCCCATACACATCCGATGGTGTTGTCGTAGTATCTCTGCCATGCATCGGAGTTGGGTACTTCCAGATCATGCTCGTCATCGAATGGAATTATGTAATGCTCTACGGCAAGGGAGTGACCGAGCCTTCCCCATCCGTAGATGGAGACCTCTATCCTGTCCTTCTGCACATCTGCACCGCTGGTGAGGAAATTGACCCACCTTGGAATAACGCCCCTTATGAGGTCACTGCCCCTGGCCTTCTCGTACAGACTTCTCCACTTCTGCGAGTTGTCGCCGCCGATTCTGTACTTCTTACCTAATATGGTATTGTAGAAGGTGGTCATCTTGTCGTGGTCTACGCCCTTGGAGGTGAGGCATGCCTCGGCATATTCCTTGGCTATGTCCTTCCATGAGAGCCAGCCGACAGGAGCATAGAAGGACGGAAGGTAGAAGCCTTCGGTGGAGGGGTCTGCATCGGGGTGCGTGGCAATCCACTTTCCCTTCTCCATCATTCCCAGCTTGTCCTCGTTGCGTATGATTCCGTGGCAGCTGGGGCATACCATCCATGCATCCTTGACAACGCCGTCTCCGACAACCTCCCAGTGGAGGGTCTCCATCTCAAAGGTCATCATCTCGCCACAGTGGGGGCATGGAACATAGAACTTCCTGTAGGTGCTTGCCTCAAGGTAGTCGGTGATTATGCCGTCATTCAGAGGGGTCGAAGAGAGGCACATCTTGGCAGTCTCCTTGAAGGTGTTCTGCCTCTTGGCAAGAAGGGCCTTCGGGTCGCCGCCCTTGGTGATGCCCATGCCGTCAAGTTCGTCTGCAATGACTATCCTTACGGAGTCCGACCTCATGGATGCCTCGGACTTTCC